TAACATTTCACATGACTAAGGGTGGTAAAGATTGGTCAGCATGGAGTTCTGTGAACGGACCACGGTACCAAGAATGGTACAACAAGTATCCTTGTAAAGTCTAACAATTAAAATACCCTCCTTGCTTTTGGCTTGGAGGGTTTTTATTTAAATTTGCAATTAATCAACTGCTATAAATAGACTTAGACTTATTATAGCATTATTTTATTTAATTTATTTGTCGTAAAAAATTGATATTCCTGCTCTAGGATTTTCACAGAACACTGTGTGAATAATTCCAGAAGGTACAAATAGCATGTCTCCTGGATTTACTATTAGACTTTTATATGGTGAATCTGGTTCGTTAGTTTCAAAAATTCTCCATTCAACAGAACCTATTGCCTGCCACAAAAATGAATCTCTTGAGTCTGTGTGAATTGGAATTGTTTTTTGTTGTCCAACAAAGTTAATCAATGTGCAGCCACTATTTGGCTCTCTTCCAAACAATTCTGTTGTTTTTGCAAACACTTCTTGTAACTGACTAAAGCAGTCTCCTTTTTCAACACGGTACCCTGCAACAAAAAGATCGCCCCAAAACTGTAAAGATCCAATAACTTTTACTGGGCTTGGCAATGTAACTTCTGGGCGTTTAACTGTATAGTCGCAATGATTAATAAACTCATCCCACCCAGTTGTTGATGGCATTATGTTTGGGATATACAAAAGATCAATATTTTTTTTAGCATCTAAAATATCTTTTTGACTAATGTTGTTCTTGTCTTTGTGTATAATTTTGTTCATTATTGATCACTTTTCGCTAAATCTGGATTTGGGTTATATGCTGCTGTAGAGCCGTCGCCCCTAGGAACCTTGACATCTCCTTGGATTGGATCTAATGCATAGCGCTTGCCCCAATATCCTCTTGGATAATGATAAGGATCTTCTGGGTTATCAGTTCTTGTTGGCAATGGGTTTTCATTCCAAACTCCATCAATTGTTACTAAAGATGCACCACAGAAACGCTCACCTGAAATTACCTTTTTGACTCCATGGCGAGTTTCTCCACTGTGCATAGCCATAGATCCTGCCTTTGGTTTATATAAATAGTTATAGTCTGGATAGTAAATTTCTCCACCCTTGTAGTCATCATTAAAATAAACTACGGCTCCCCACTTAATCGGACTTTCCATGTGTCCTTGATTGTCTATGTGTATAAACATCTCTAATTCATCATCACCTGCAAAGCCTATGCTGCTTGATCCATTAAACATTTTAATTAAATTATGTGGAGATGGAATCCAATCTGCTTTATAGTCATACTCATTAAGAACATCTATAGTTCTCTGAATAATAATGTTTAAGGTAGGCATTACTTTATCCATAACATTTTCGTAGCCAGGATTTAGTTTCATTTGATGATCATTAATTAAACGTTTACCCCAATACTTAAACTCATGCTCTTGCAAATTATCATAATCAAAGTTTCTCATAAATGAGTCTAATAAATTAATTTCTTCTGGTGTTAAAAAGTCTTCAAATATTAAAACATTTCCATCACACTTTTTTTCAAGTTTCATGATAGGTTCCTTTCAATAGCATTTTGTCTTCTAATCATATCGTGTTTTTCTTTAGGCTCAATGATTGACCAATGGTCTGGCTCTACATAGAAAAAGAAAACATTGCAAACTATATTATCTTCTGGATTGGGAAAATCTTCTCTCCAGTGTCTTTGGGCTTCTCCATAATACAGCAGTGCTTGATTTTCTTGCAGCGTATATGGAACTCCTTCAACATATAAGTCCCAGGGGGTATTCTGATAAACACAAAGGTCTATACTGTATGTACATGCTGCTACATCTTTATGTTTTTCTAAAGATGCCTGACCATAATACCAAGAGCCAAAGTTAAAAGATGGAACCAATGTATTACTTTCAAAAAAGTTTTTTGCTACTGTAGTTAGTTTATTATGTAGGGCATTTAGTAGTTCATCTCCACCAAATTCATATCTATTAAAATCAGTAGAATATCCCAAAGTTGACTTATCTAAACCTTTAACATATTCTTGTAATTGTTTAAATTCTTCTTTTGATAGCAAGTTATTTATTACTAATGGCTCTTTCATATTGGCTGCTCTCTGTATTTCATTTCCATATTTTTTTGTTTTGTCCAGAATGATGCGACTGTGTATCTTATAGAGTCTTTGACTTCTGTTACTCCATGAAGATGTGCTACATCTGCTGGATGAAATGCTAAAGTACCAGCCTTTGGAGTTATATCAAAGTTAAAGTTTGGGTAATAGGTGTGTCCACCTTCATAGTCATCGTTTAGGTAAAGAACAGATCCAAAGGCTCTATGAGCATGTCCTGTAATATCTGTGTTGCTCATATCATCTGCATGTGGTGCTTGTTGCATACCAGGAAACCAACGTATTACCTGAAGAAGATCAGGGTAGATTTTTTCCAGACCATATGACTCTTTAATTGATTGCTGACAACGAACAAGGACGTCGATCATAATATCAGCAGCCTTTTTGTCAAAGACTATCATATTAGTATAATTGATTGTACGATTATCCCAAAATTCATGACCAGCAGTCTGCCATAAGTCTGAAGCAACTGCAGCATTAATTAAATAACTACAGTTTTCTTTTGAAATAAAATCTTCTATTATTTTTCCATTAAACATATTGCCATTTTCCTATTGGACATTTTGCTGATTCTAATTTTGTTTTTGCAGACATAAAACATCCACACTTTTTGCACTGTTTTGTTAATTTAATTAATTCTGGACATTCTAGACATATAGAATATCTTTTTTCTGCCAATTCTTCTGAAGCCCATTTTGTTTTTGTATTTATCAAATCCCAAGGTCTAGTATTTCCAAGATTTTTTTTATATTTTTGCCAAGCAGATTCTTTTTCCATTAAAAAATTACCCCTCTATAAAATTATTGCCGTCCCATGTCCAACCCACTTCAACGCTTAAATCTGAAGGTATTTCTACTATTTTTGGATCAGACTGAAAACCCGCAAGAAGTCTTTCTCCAATACCTGGGTTTTGATCTGTAGTAAATTCACTATCTACTGTAATTATTGTAAAAATATCTCCATCAACTACACCTGCAAATTTTTTAATTGTCATATATTTCTCCTTTTACATTTAAGTATATCATACTGCACAGAATCCACCACTCCAGAATCCACCCCTGTTACACTGACAATCAACGCATCCAGCGTTTCCACCGCATCCGTCACTGCATGGTGGAGGTGTTGCAATAATAGGTGGAGGTGTTGCAATAATAGGTGGAGGTGTTGCAATAATAGGTGGAGGTGTTGCAATAATAGGTGGAGGTGTTGCAATAATAGGTGGAGGTGTTGCAATAATAGGTGGAGGTGTTGCAATAATAGGTGGCGGCGTTGGTGCCGTTGGAGTAACACTATTACTTGATGATGAAAAATCTGAGTCTAAAACAGTATTACTTAACTTTACTGTAAATGTATATGCAGTTCCATTTGATAATCCAGTAACTACAATTGGTGATCCAGATCCAGTTTGTGAAATTGAACTAGGAGATGAAACTACTGTATAAGTTAAAGAATAATCTGGTTTACCCAAATATGTTGGTGCTGTAAATGTTACAGACGCTTGCCCATTACCAGCGGTTGCGGTTCCAATTGTTGGTGTTCCTGGTTTACGACCAGCAGATGATAATACGGGTCCTAGTCTTGACATTATGCAACTAAGTCTCCAAGAACAACCCAAGAGTCGGTGGCACGTTTAATACATACGGCAGATGACCATTGTGCTCTTAATTTTAATCCTGGAGTTCCATTTACCGTCGTTGTTCCACCATCTGTTGCTGCTATTGTTACTTGTCCAGAAGTAGTTTGAAGAATTGTAATTTGTGCACCAACTGCAAAGGCTTGCGCTGCATTTGTTGGAATTGACAATGTTGATGAAGTTGACATTTCAACCATTTTTCCATTATCAGCAAGCACAAGTGTATAAGAAGATCCTTGTGGGTTTATTGCAAGATTTATAATTGGTGCCGTTAATGTTTTATTTGATAGCGTTGCAGAGTTTGTAAGTGTAACATCTGGAGTTGCCCATTGTAACCCAGAAGCCGTTGCAGAGTTAGCCGTTAAAACCTGACCGTTAGTACCTACAGATAAAACAGATAATGTATCATTTGCTGAAGCAGAAAGTAAATCTCCCTTTGCGGCAAAATCTGTTTTTAATAATGCAGTTGAAAGATCAATAGCAGTTATTTGACTTTGTAAATTATTAATTGTATATGCAATAGATGGATTCACTAAAGAGCCAGTAGAAGCGTTTGCGGTGTTATAGGCGTAGTCGCCATAATGATAAAGACGTAGGGCTGCCTGAATATCTGCAGGGTCGGACAATCCTGGAATTTTAGTTGGTACTAATGTACCTATCGATTCTGCTGCCATATATCACCTCTCTAGAATTATATCACAAAGATATAGTTTAAGATTCTTCATCCACTCCAATTATAGTTATATGTAAGTGTGTCGTTACTTGACCTTCCAGTACCGCCCAATCACCATACGGGCCAGAATCAACATCTGTTCTATGTTCAACTGCTTTAAAGTTTATTACTAAATCTTCTCCGTCCCCGACAAGTGCGGGTATGCTCATAGAAGAAGCAACTGGATTATCATTTACAATATTATATTGAACACTAAAATTTTCAGCAGTTAATGGTGTAGCGGTAGAAGTAACGATGTCTGAAATAGGAATAGTTATAGAAGCCTCTCCGCCAGAGTAGGTAGTTAAAAAATTTTTAGAATAAATTGTTGGGTTTAATTCTAAAATCTCAATCCAAGTTTCTCCTCCAGGTTGTGATACATATTGGTATAGATATCCATAATCTGCACCTGGTGATGTATTAATATACAAATCATTTAATCTTGGTTCTTGCCCAATCTCAATAACATTTGGATCGCCAACGCCAACAAATATTTGACTGCCTCTAGTTCCTGTTGCACCAATATCTGTTAAAAGTTCTATAGTTTCTGGGGGACCTAAAACTGTAATATCATCGTTATCTAATAAAACATC